CCATTAGATAGGACTATAGTGCAACCTATTATGCCTAGAGAAATAGATTTAAAAGAACCTATGTGGATTGTTGTTACGCCTGATAATTGGGAAGAACAACTTGCAAAAATTGAAAAACAAGAAGGTGAATTAGTTTTTTTAGCTATGACAATACCTGATTACGAGGTGATGGCTTACAATATGCAAGAATTAAAAAGGTATATAAATGAACTTAAAGAAGTTGTTGTGTATTATAGAACAGTTACTACAAATAAAGAGGAGTAAACAAATGAACATATCACAAGAAGGATTATCATTAATTAAAAAATTTGAAGGTTGTGAGTTAGAAGCTTATAAATGTGCAGCAGGAGTTTGGACAATAGGATTTGGCTCAATTAAAGGTGTTAAACAAGGTGACACTATTACTCAAGAAGAAGCTGATAATTTATTGCTACATGAAATGGATGAATATGAAGGTTATATTAATGATGCTGTTAATGTTGATTTAAATCAAAATCAATTTGATGCTTTAGTATCATGGGTATTTAATTTAGGACCTTCAAATTTATCTTCAAGCACATTACTTACAAAAATTAATAATAAAGATTGGGATGATGTTCCTGCACAAATTAAAAGATGGAATAAAGCTGGCGGTAAAGTTTTACAAGGGTTAATTAGACGTAGAGAAGCAGAGGCTTTACTTTTTGAAGGTAAAGAATGGCACGAGGTATAAATAATGCCATTAAGAAAATATGTATTTAAACCAGGTATAAACAAAGAAGGTACTAATTATAGTAACGAAGGTGGCTGGTTTGATGCAGATAAAGTTAGGTTTCGTAAAGGCAGACCTGAAAGAATTGGTGGATGGGAAAAACAAAGCACAAGTAGTTTTATAGGCACTTGTAGAAAAATATATCCATACAAATCTTCTGTAGGTACAGATTATATTACTTTAGGAACACATCAAAAATTTTATGTATTAGAAGGAGGGACTTATAATGATGTTACCCCCATACGAGAAACAGCGACTAATGCTATTACTTTTTCTGCTACTGATGGCAGCACTACTATAACAGCAACTGATACTGACCATGGAGCAGTTACAGGAGATTTTGTTACATTTAGTCAGGCTGTAAGTCTAGGCGGTAATATAACAGCTACAGTTTTAAATCAAGAATATCAAATAAATTCAGTACCTAGTGTTAATACTTATACATTTACAGCTACAGCGACAGCTAATTCTAGTGATACTGGTAATGGTGGCTCTGGAGTAGATGGAGCTTATCAATTAAATTCTGGATTAGATGTATATGTATCATCTACAGGTTGGGGTGCAGGTACATGGGGTGCAAGTACATGGGGTTCTACAAGTAATTTAGTGTCAAGTAATCAGTTAAGATTATGGTCAATAGATAATTTTGGTGATGATACTATATTAAATCCTAGGTCTGATGGTATTTATTATTGGGATGAATCATCTGGAACTAATAACAGAGCAGTAAATGTTACAAGTTTAGGTGGTGCTAGCAATGTGCCAACAAAAACATTTCAAATTATGCTTTCAGATGTAGACAAACACGTTATAGCATTTGGATGTAATCCTATAGGCTCTTCTAATTTAGACCCTTTATTAGTTAGATTTTCAGATACAGAAAGTATTACTGACTGGACACCAACAGCAACTAATCAAGCTGGTGGAGTACAGTTATCAATGGGTTCTACTATAATAGGAGCTTTAAGAACAAGACAAGAAATACTTATATGGACTGATGTAGGTATAGTTTCTATGAGATTTGTAGGAGCACCATTTGTATTTTCATTTAATGAAGTTGCTAATGGTCCATCTTTAATATCTCCTAATGCAGCAGTTAATGCTAATAATCAAGTTTACTTTATGGATAATGGCGGATTTTATACATATGCAGGTAGTGCACAAAGATTACCATGCACTGTATTAGATTATGTATTAAGTGATTTAAACCAAGGTCAAGCATTTAAAGTGTTTGGTGCAGTTAATAGTATTGCTAATGAAATTATGTGGTTTTATCCATCAGGAGATAGTTTAGAAGTAGATAAATATGTTATGTATAACTATTTAGAACAAGTTTGGTCTATTGGCACTACAACAGATGATTTTGTTAGAACAGCATGGGATGAAGCTTACATATTAAATAACCCTATAGCAGCTAGTAAAAATAGTAGTACAAATAATAATAACTACTTGTTCGCACATGAAGTAGGACATAGTAATGATGGTAGTGACTTTACTGCATATATTGAATCAAGTGATTTTGATTTAGACCCAGATGGAGAAAAATATATGGCAGTAAATAAGATAATACCTGATATAGAATTTAGGGACCAACAATCTACTACAGATGATGTAACAATAACAATTAAAGGTAGAGATTATCCATTACAAGATTTGTCTACCTTATCAACAGTATCAGTAACTCCTGACTCTACATTTACAAATACTAGAGCAAGAAGCAGGCAATGTGCTATCAAAGTATCTAATTCATCTGCTGATTATGGTTGGAGACTAGGTGATTTAAGATTAGATATAAGACCAGATGGTAAAAGATAATGGCAAATCCTAAAACAATAGCATTACCTTTAGCACAACAAGAATATAATACGACAGATGAATCAGTTACAAGAAGAATTATAGAACAAGCAGTACAAGATTTAGCTATAGAAATAGATAAATTACAAAAAATGCAAAGCGTTGTAGCAAGTAAAAGTGTTAAAAGGCATCAATTTTTATTAATGGGAGGCAAAAGTGTCTGATAATTTAAAAGTCTTAGGACAATCAGCACCTGCTGCAACAACTGAAACAGTTCTTTATACAGTTCCTGATATGACTCAAACAACTATAAGTTCTATAGTTATATGCAATAGAAATAATAGTAATCATAGTTATAGAATAAATGTATCTGTAGCAGGAGCTACAACAAGTAATAAAGAGTATTTGTTTTATGATGTAACAAGTACATCAAATACAACACAAGCTCATGTAATTGGTATAACATTAAATCAAACAGATGTAGTAAAAGTGTATGCAAGTGCAGAACACTTAAGCTTTAGTCTTTTTGGTTGCGAAACAACAGAGGAAGATAGATAATGGACATTCAACAACAAACTAAAAATGTAGCAGCTCAAGGTCGTTTTGGCGATTCTATGCTTCTTCATGTTAATCCTGCTGAAGTAAAAGGATTAGCATCTGCTGTACCTTTAACTATAAATCCAGAAACAGGACAACCTGAAGCTTTCTTACCTTTCTTAGCACCTGTATTAGGCTCTATGCTAGCACCTACAGTTCTTGGAGCAATAGGTGTTACTGGTTTATCAGCAGGAGCTATGGCAGGTATAGGAGCAGGTTTAGCTACATATGCACAGACAGGTGGTTCTGGTTCTAAAGCATTACTATCAGGACTTACAGCAGGATTAGGAACAAGAGCATTACAAGGAGTAGCACAAGGAACACAAGCAGGAGTAGATGCAGCAATAGCAACACCACCAGTAGACCCAAGTTTTGTTGGACCAATGCCTACACCAGTTGCTCCAGTAACTCCTCCAGTTGCTCCACCACTAGATAAAAGTATAACAGCAGGTGAATCTCTTAAATCAATGTTTACTCAACCTGACTTAGCAGGTCAAATGGGTGGTTTTGATGCAGGTATGAAAAGTTTAGCAGGAGCAGCAATGACTCCTGCTGGAATGGCAGCAGGAACAGCAGCAGGTACAGCAGGCGTTATAGCATCACAAGAAGAGTTTGAAAGACAAATGGCTCAACTTACAGAAGATGAAGAAGAACGCAAAAGAAGAATGTATGAAATGTACCCTGAACAAATACCAATGAAAGAAGGTGGTAGAACTGGTTATTTTATGGGTGGTATGATGGAAGATAAATTTGTACCTGATGCTCCATATGGTTATGAAAGTGATTATAGTGGATTAAATGGTATAGGTGGTGGTTTTAATGCTTATAGTACACCTCCAAGAAGAAGAACTAGACCAATAGGTCGTGGTTTTATGCCAGGTTTTATGCCTGAGTATTCTTATTTTGAAGGCATGAATCCAAGTGCTACAGCTTTAGGTTATGACCCATTAGGTAATTTTCAAAATCCTCAATCTTATCAAGGAGGATATAGCCAACCTTCTAGAAGAAGAGGTGGCTTTGGTGGTCTTTTGGGTGGTAGTCGTAGAGGCTATAGACCACAACCTCAATTACAACCTCCTCAATTTGCAGGATATGGCAATCCATTTATGCAATCACCTAGCTATCAAGGATTCTATGGTGTACCACAAATGCAACAAACTTTAAATCCTTATGCAAGATTTACACAACAACCAATGCCTTATCAACCATATCAACCATATGTACCTCCAGTAGAAACACCTCCAGATGATGGTGGTGGAACTGGTGGTGGTGGAACTGGTGGTGGTGGAACACCTCCTATAGACCCACCAATAGATGATGGGGGTGGTCGTAAAGGAGCTGTTAAAAATCCTGACCCTATAGCACCACCAGATGATTTTGTTAATCCTATTATTAATCCACCTGTAGGCGGACCAGTAGAACCTCCTGTATATTATCCTGGAGGAACACCAGGTTTTTATGATAGACCAGTACCTAAACCTGTAAAACCTATTATAGAACCTATAAATACACCTCCTCCTACAGTAACAATACCTATTGAAGGTGGAGCAGATGTAACAATACCTGACTTTAGTAGACCTCAACCACCTGCACCAGTTATACCACCTGTTATGGCTCCACCTATGAAAAGACCAGAGCCACCTATGTCTATAGATAGAATTAGTAATTATGATTTAGATAGAAAATTTGGTGCAGTGCCTATTTCAGAACCAGCACCTACAGATGATATGGCTAGACTCGCTCCTGCACAATTAGCATCTATAGGAACTCCATTGTCACAAAGTGCTTTAGACCAACAAGCAGCAATGAGTAGTTTACAAGCTAATAGTATAGATAATTTGTTAAAAGGACCTAAAATGTCTAATGATAGCGATAGATTTAATAGGGACCGAATTGCTATAGCAAATCCTATAGCACTACCTCCTATAGCACCTCCTGTTCAATCAGTAACTACACCACAGCCTATAGGTCAAGAACCACAACCTCCTCAAACTAGTGGTATACCAGTAACAGGTGGTGGACCATTAGGTAGTGGAATATTACCTGTAGCTAATTTACCTTCAGGACCAACAGCTCCTCCAAGTAATACTGGTAGACAAATACCATCAGGACCAGCTATGGGTGGTATAAGTGCAGTACCTACACCAGCAGCACCAGCTAATCAAAAAGGTAATAATCCTCCTACTATGTCCATTGGTGGACCAGGTGGTGGTAGACGCGGTATCTTTGGAGCACCTATGTTTGCAGCAGGTGGAGATACTGACTTACCTAATGAAGGCTTAGAAGCTTTATCTAAAACAGAAAAAGGTAGAGAAGCTGTAGAAGCAATGGGTTATCAAGAAGGCGGTCAAACAGATATGATGCAAGACCCAGTAACACAAGATGTAATTATGTTTATTCTTGGTGAGACTGATAATGAAAATGCAATCAATGCTTTCGTAGAAAAATATGGTGCTGAGCAGTTTATGTTCTTAAGAGATAAAATCTTAAAACAAGCAGCAGGTAATCCAGATGCACAAACAGAAGGCTTAATACAAGGTAATGGCAATAGCGGAATGGCTGATGACTTACCAGGTGTTATAGGCAATAAAGAAAAGATAGCTGTATCGCAAGATGAGTTTATAGTTCCAGCAGATGTTGTATCTATGTTAGGAGATGGTAGTTCAGACGCAGGCTCTAAACAACTATATAATATGATGGATAGAGTTAGACAAGCTAAAACTGGCGGAACAACACAAGCTCCACCACTTAATCCACAAAAGGTATTACCAGCATGAATCAAGTAGCAGAAAAAATAGAAGTAGAAGCAGAAGAAGGTTTTGAAATATCGTTAATGCCTAGCGATAAGATGACTCTTGTATGGGAACAATGTGAAAAATTTCTAGAAAAATCTTGCAAACGCTCTAATGGTAGAAGTACACCTAAAGATGTATTTTATGATTGCCTTAATAATAGAGCTTCATTATGGATTATCTTTGATAAAGGTAGTTTAGACATTGTTGGATGTGCTATTACAAAAATAAATCAATATCCGACTGGCAAAAGAATGTTAAACATTGACCATGTAACTGGTAAGAAAATGAATGACTGGGCTGATAGAGGGCTTAAAGTTATTTACAAATGGGCAAAAGCTAATGATTGCAAAGGTATAGAAGGCGTTGGTAGAGAAGGATTTTGGAACTGGATTAAAGCTAGAGAAGATTGGAAAAAAACAGCAGTATTCTTTGAATATGAATTTGAGGACAATGAATAATGAGATATTTTAAAGGCGGTGGTGGTTCATCAGCACCAACAGAAACAACAGTAACACAAACAGATTTACCAGAATACGTTCAACCGTATTTTGAACGACTTCTTAAAAGAGGAGAAGCTGAATCTAATCAACCTTATACACCTTATCAAGGTGAAAGATTAGCTTATTTTTCTCCTGATGAACTAACATCACAAGCAATGACAAGAGGGTATGCACAAGCTGGCACTCCTCAAGAATATCAATTAGCTTCACAAAGAGCAGCACAATTAGGTGGACCATATGGGTCTGGTTATCAAGCTGATTACTTAGGCAATACATATGATGCACAAGGATATGGTTCAGGCTACCAAGCTGGACTAGTAGGTTCAGGTTATCAAGCAGGACAACAAAGAGAAGCTTATGATGCACAATCATATCAACCAGGTTATCAAGCACGAGGATTACAATCTGGATATCAAGCACAAGATAATTTTTCTACATATAATCCATTTGCAAGACAATCAGGTTATCAAGCAGGTCAAGTAGGACCAGAATTTCAACAGTTAGGATATGAAGAAAACATAAATAGATTTATGTCTCCATATCAACAAGCTGTAACTGATATACAAAAAAGAGAAGCAACACGACAATCAGAAATGATGGGTGATAAAACTGCTGATGCTGCGGCTATGTCTGGTGGTTTAGGTGGTTATCGTGAAGCTATTATGCAAGCAGAACGTGAGCGTAATTTAGGTACACAACTAAGTGATATACAAGCTAAAGGCAGTCAAGCAGCTTTCCAATCAGCACAACAACAATTAGCAGCAGAAAGAGCATCAAGTTTAGATGCTTCTAAATTTGGTTTACAACAATTTACTGCTGGAGAACAAGCTAGACAAGCACAAGAACAAATGCAACAACAAGCTTTCCAAGTAAGTGAAGCAGCTAGACAAAAAGCAGCAGAAATGGGTATGACTGCTAGACAACAAAATCAAGCAGCAAGACAAGCTGAAGAACAATATAGACAGTCTGCATTTGCTCAAACAGAATCTGCACGTCAAGCACAAGAAAAGTTTGGACAAAGTGGTTTCCAATTAACAGAAAGTTCTTTCCAAAAACAAGCAGATATAGATTTAAAAAGATATCAAGCTGGAGAAGCTGCAAAACAACAAGCAGCAAAACTTGGTCTTACAGCAGCACAACAAAACGAAGCAGCCAGACAGGCTCAAGAAAAGTTTATGCAAAGTGCATACGCTACATCAGAGAAATCATTTCAAGAACAAGGCAAACAAGACATTGCTGCTTATCAAGCCAGAGAAGCTGCTAGGCAGGCTCAAGAGAAGTATGGACAATCAGCTTATGATATGTCACAGCGTTATGGTCTAGCCTCTGTAGACGCTCTTAGAGGTGCTGGTGGAGATATACAAGATGATGTAAGGCAAAGAATTGCTGCATTACAAGGCATAGGTCAAGGTAATAGAGCAATGCAACAAGCATCTATGGATATGGGATATCAAGACTTTTTGAGACAACAAAACTATTCTAATCAACAGTTAACTCAATTAGCTGGTTTATTAAGAGGTGTGCCAGTAACACCACAACAACAAATAAGTACCTATCAACAACAACCAGGATTATTCCAGACCGCAGTAGGAGCTGGATTACAAGGACTAGGTTTATATAGAGGAATGAGCTAATGGCAAATTTAGTAGAACTATCAAATCAATTAGAGGATTTTCCAGAGCAACAACTTGTGCAAATGTCACAAGACCCAAACTCTATGTACCCTTCTTATTTAGTATTGTCTGAAATACAAAGACGTAATCAAATGAGAAAGATGTATGAAGCTCAACAACCAAAACCTGAAACAACTGTTGCTGAAGAAGTAATAGGTGAGTTTGCAGGTCAACAAGGTTTACAAGGAGCTATGGCTCAATCACCTGGTCCACAAGATGCTTTCCCACCAAGTGATATGGGTAACATGGCTCCGCCTTCTCCTATGCAAATGATGGCTAGTGGCGGAATTGTTGGATATAAAAATAAAGGCAAAACAGAATATAAAGAAGCTGCTGATGATTATGGCAAACAATTACTAGAAATTTTTGAAAAAGAAGGAAGATATAAAAAAAGATATAGTGATTATGAAAAAGGAGAAAGATTTACTTATCCTTTAACTCCAAGAGATTATGTTGTAAGTGATGAAGAATATAAAAGATTAAAAGAAGGTAACTTTGTAATGGGTGAAGGTGCTTTACAAGAATATAGACCATTTCTTATGTTATTAAATGCTTTAGATGGTGAATCTGGTGCAAGGTATATGCCAGAATCAGAAGTAAAAGGACTTAAAGCAAAATTAAAAGCTTCCATAATAGAAGATAAATTATCTCAAATGGGTATGGCTGCTGGTGGTAGAACAGGTTATCAAACAGGTGGTAGTTTAGGTTTAGGTGGAGATAGTTTAGCTGGAACATTTACTAATCCAAATGAAGTTTCTATAGAAGAAAAAGATGCAGTTGATAAAAATATTGGACAACTTTATGAACAATATGGTGCACCTACTTTAAAAGCTATGAAAGTTTTAAATGAAGATGGAAGTATTAATTATATTAATTCTGCTTTAGCTTTAGCATCTATTAATCCTACTTTTAGATTAGGTAAAGCTGCTGTTGGATTAGGTGGTAGAACAATACAAAAATTTGCACCAAAATTATTAGAAAAAGGAAAAAATTTTATTACAAAACCTGGAGTAAAAATACAAAATCCTGCTTTAAAAACAGGAGTACAGTATGGTGATGATGTTATTGACCCTAAAACTGGAGCTAAAATAAAACAAGTTATTACTGGTCCTAGAACATTAAAAATACCAAGTGCAAAAGGTTTATTAAGAGGTGCAGGTAATCTTGCTTTACCAAGTTTAGTTGTAGGAAATTTAATTGAATCAGGTATGGAAAGAAAAGCAATAGAAAAAGAAGAAGCTAGATTATTAGCAGAACAAAAAGCAGCAGAACAAGAAAGATTATTAGCAGAACAAGAAGCTAAAATAGCTTCAGAAAAAGCAAAACAAGAAGCTGCTATACAAGCACAAATAAAAAAAGAAAAAGAACAAAAACAAGCTGATATGTTAGTAGGTCTTGGTGGAGCTATAATGAGTGCTAAGAATATAGGAGAACTTGGTACAGGAATTTCTGATGTATATACTGGAATACAAACAAGAGAAGATGCAAAAAGTTTAACTGGATTGCAAGGCAGATTATTACAAGCACAAGCATCACAAATTGAAGCAAATATAGCTGGTATGGATTTAAAAGAATTACAAGCATCAGCAAAAATAATTGGTGATGGATTAGAAAATGGAGCTTTAACTGTAGAAGAATATGGTCCTACATTCCAGGCTATAGCTGACAAAATAGCATTACTACAAGGTTTACAACCTAAACTTGGTGGAGAAACTATTTTAGCTGCTAATGAAAAAGTTTCAGGCGGTAATTAAAAGGTTATTTAATGAGTACATATAAAGCACCAGATGACAAAATATATAATATTCCATCTGACCCAAATGAGAGAGCTCAATTTGTTGCTGCTGTTAAAGAAAAATATGGTGAAGATTTAGACCAAACATCAATATTAGGACAAGTAGGAGAATTTGTAAAAGCAATACCAAGAGGTGCTGCTGGATTAGCTTTAGATGTGCCTACAGGTATTGTTGGTTTATTTGATATTGGCAATGACAGTAATTTATACAAAGGTCTTGAAGGACTACAAGATAAACTAAGACAAGATTCTATATTAGCAGGCGACCCAGCTTATGCTGATAAATTTTCTACAAAACTAGGAGAAGGCGTAGGTTCATTCGGACCATTCCTAGGTGCAGGTCTAGCAGGAAGAGCTTTAACAAAAGTACCAGGAGCAGCTAAAGGTCTACTATCACCAACATTTACAGCACCAGCAGCTTTAGCAGTACCAACAGGTATAGCAGCACAGGGTGATAGACTGCAAATGGCTAGAGAGATGGGTGAAGATGTAAGTGGTTTAGCAGAAACTACTGCTGAATTATTTGGTGGAGTTATAGGTCTAACAGAAGTATTACCTATTGCTAATATATTAGGCAAGGTTCACAAGAACGCACCACTATCAGCTAAAGAAAAACTAGTATCAGCATTACAATCAGGTGCTGCAGAAGGTGGACAAGAGGTAGCTGCAAGTATATTACAAGACCTAACAGCTAGAGGACTCTATAGTGATGAGCTTCCTATTGGCGAAAGTATGTTTGAAGAGTTTACTATTGGTGGCATTATCGGTGGTGCTGCTGATTTAGTTGTTTCTAGTATGGCTGGTAAAAAAGCTGTAAGAGACAAACAAATGGAAGAAGAAGGTCTTAGAGCCGAAGAAAAGAAAGAACAATTAATTTTAGCAAAAAAAGCAGAACTAGCTCAAGAACAAGGGACACTTGATGTAGTACAAGATACACAAGTAGTTACAGTTCCACAAATACCTGCACCTAAAGAAGTTGCAGTAGAACCACAAGTAGAGATTATTGAAACACCTGACAATAAATTTTCTCTTATAGATATATCCAACCCTGACAGTCCTGTCGTATTAGATACCAAAGATAAACAAACAGATGCATCTATAGCTAAACAAAAGCTATTAGATACTTTTGATGTAGCTCAATTAAAAGATACATTAGATAACGATACCTATAACTTAGGTATGGTTAATAGTTCTACTGCGTATGAAATTGGTCAAAGTGTATTAGATACTAAAGCTGCTGATGTAAATATCCAACAGTTAATTAATACTGTGCCTGATAAATCTAAAACAGAAAAAAAATTAAAGAAAATTGTAGAAGATTATACGCAACAAACAGGTAGACCTATGAGTAGTATGCCTCGTATTAATATGAAAGAAGCTAAAGACTTGCTTACTACAAAAGAGTTTAATGATTTTACTTCTGCATATGCAGAAAAAACATTTCAAGTATCAGAAAAAAAAGGCGAACCATCTATTATTGCTGATAAACAACAGCCTGATACATCAGTTAAATATGTAAAAGATATTGCAGCATCTAAAAATATTGATTTAGATTTTAATAGTCCTGCTGTTCAATATGCAGCAGAACAATACACAGGTACTGCTGATTACAAAAAAATGAATAAAGGTCAAAAAGAATTATTCTTGGCTAAACTACATTCATTACCTAAGTTCAATTCTAGAACAACTTTTCCAGACTTTAAACCAAGAGATTATTCTGCACAAGAAACAGCAGACTTTGTTGCTGAAATGAAAAGCAATAACTCTACATTTACTAGAAAAGATTTATCTATGATTGGTAAGAATGACCAGTTCTTAGAAGATTTACTTTATAGCGGTAGGGCAGAACAAGTAGAAGGAACTCGTAGCTATAAAATTAGAGATAACTTTGAGTTTGATATAGCTAGAAGGGCAGAAGGATTTAATGAAACACCACAAGAGTTTGGTGCAAGGCTTACTGCACAAGCATCAGAAAACAAACTTACACCAGAAGGTATAGCAGAGCTTGTAGCAGCAGAAGAAACAAGACAAGAAAAATTACTACCACCAGCAGAGGTTATACCTAAGACAATTAACTATGCAGAAACTTTAGAAGAAGGTAAAACTAATAAATTTGCAAAAGAAGTTAGAAAAAATCTTAATAAAATGGGTCTTAAAGATACTGGCATTGTTATAAGTGATGACATTATCTCTACAACTACTCTTAGAAAAGTAGAAGATAAAATAAAGTATGACCCTAGAATGTTGATTGACCCTAGAACTGGTAAAAAAGCTAGAGGTGAATATGATAAAAATACAGATACTATTTTCTTATCTCTTAATGCTGTAAATCCTGATGGCAATGCTACAGATATAGAAATACAACAACGATTAAATTCAATATTAGACCATGAAGTAATTCATGCTCTGCGTGCAAAAGATTTAATTACTGAAAAAGAATATCAATATCTTAAAAAACAAGTAGAACAACAAAAAGACCCAAATACAAAAAAAACTTTTCTTGAGCAAGCTAAACTTGATTATGCAGATATTGGTCAAAAAACTAGAACGGCAGCAGAGGCTACAGAGTTTTATTATGAAGAAGCTATAGCAGAGCTATTTAGAAAAAAAGATTTACTAGTTAATAATCCTCCAAAGGTTCAAGGTATCTTTAAAAAGATAGTAGAGTTGTTTAAGTCTATGGGTCAAGCTATGCGTTCTTCAGGATATAAAAACGCACAAGATGTATTTAATGATATTGAATCTGGCAGAATAGGTAGTAGAGAAAGAGATGTAATACGAAGCACTAGACTTGGTGATAAAGAAAAAACTATGTTCTTAGATAGGATTCCACAAGATAAACCTGTGCCTCCTATTGATAGAGTGCCTGGAGAAGAAATTGTTTCTACGCTTAAGCCTAGAGGCATTAGACCTTTAACTATACCAAAGCCTAAACCAACACCTCCTACTACACCAACAACTCCTGTTACACCTGCAACTCCAACAACTATATATAATAGAGCTAAATTAACAGATAAAGAATATAAAGCTGAAAGAGATATTATTCTCAAAGGTTTGCAAGATGCAAAAGTATTAGATAAAGATATTTTTGATAAAGATGGTAATGTAACTAAAACTGTTAAAGGTAACTATGATTCTGTAAAAATGATGAAGTGGCTGGTTGATAATTCTCCTAGTCAAGATTACAAAATTATTGCACAAAAAGTCCACAAGTCTTTATTAGCATTAAAAAAACAAAAAAGAACATTTCCTTTAAAACTTAAAGTTGGTAAAAAAGTTATAAATAGTCGTGCACTTGGACAAGTTAGCCCAAGAAAACCTACTGACATTTTTGAAACATTAAATTTTTCTGAATTTACTATGTCTATTAATGATAGCAATAGAAATATATTAATGGATGAATCTAAATGGAGAAGAGGTAATGGTGTAAATTTTGAAACACTATTACATGAAGGAATACATCAAGCTACATTAGCTCAAATATATGCTGTACGAGAAAATACAACCACAAGAGTTGCTGATTCAGGAACGATGGCTATTGCAACTGATAAAAAAGGATTAAAAGTTAAAGCCGCATATAAAGAATTAAGTACACAAGCAAAAAGAATACAAAAATATTATAGAGATAGAATGAAATTCTATGATAAATTATCAGATAAAATTGAAACTCCAGAAGGTCTTAAAGAATATAATGCTATTTATAATAATGCTCCTGTAATAGAAAAAGAAATAGCTGATATATACATTAATACAGATTCAACTGGTTTTAAATTTAAAAGAAGTGAAGGATTTGGATATGGAATGGAGTTTGGTCAAACAGAATTAAGACAAGCATTTAATCAATATAGAATTAGATATCAGTTATTTTCAAATGAAGTTCAAGCAAATGAAGATGTATCAGAGTTATTAACTTTTGGATTAACAAATAGAGAATTTCAAGAAATGCTTGAATACATACCATTAGGCAAAGATGCAACTGGTAGTGTATGGAATAAATTTGTAGAAACTATTAGAAAATTATTAGAGATACCTGCAAAACTTAATACAGAATTATCTTCATTTCTTAAAAATGCTTCTACAGCCTTAGACCTTAAAGCAGAAGGAATAAAAGCACCTTTTGTACCTGATAGTAAACGAGAAATATCTCAAGACATACCTACCTTTAGTAGAGCAGAAGAACCTATAGGTAAATTTACTATAAAAAAAGATGAATATGTTGAAGGTAATATTAATGTAGGAAAAATACTTGGATATGATGTAGAAATATATAGAGATACAGGTGGTCTAGGAGGTGAAAATTATTCTATGATTATTACAGACCCTAGAGTTGATATGGACACTGATTTTAAGTCTATAGGTTTGTATAGTAAAAACTTACAAGAAGCAAAAGAAGATGCTGTAGACAAAATTCAAGGATTAATTAATGATGGAGATATTGTAGACCCTACTTCAGTTTATTTTACAAGAGGTATAGGACCAAGAGAAACATTAGCAAAACTTAAAGATACAGATACAGATTTACCTACATTTAGTAGAGAATCAGATGATGCATACTTTGCAAGAGAAAAAAAGAATCAAAGAATATCTAATTTAGAATCTATTATTTATTCTAAAGAAGCACAGCTAAGTCAAGAAAGAGGTAGTATGAGAAATGCTACTGCCAGAAGATTAGAAAGAGAAATAGAACAACATAAAAATGAAATAGCTGAACTAAAAGCAGGAGATTTACCTACATTTAGTAGAGGTCAAAGATTTAATGATGGCATTAATTCTCAAAAGAATATTAAATTAGCAGATGCTCTAGCAGAAGCTGAAGAAACAGTTAAACAAACACCTAGGGGTGCAATACCTTTTTACAATCTAAACGCCTCAGACATGGCTTTAGAAGTTGCTATAGACTTTAATAAAGACTTATCTGCTACAACTCCAGAAGATATACCTACATTCTCTAGACCAGGATATGATGGCATAGACTCTGATATAGCAGAAGCATCAGAAAGACTTGGTGGTAAATATCAACCTGATAGGTCTTGGGGTGCTAGAACTATAGAAGCTGTTAAAGACCCAGTTACATCTATTAATAGTTTCTTCAAAGACTTTAGACAAAACTTTATAGATAAGTTAGACAAAATAGACAAGAAAATAATGAAAGCTTCACAAGATAGTGAAGAGGTAAGATACTTTAACAATACAGCAGATACAGCAACTATGGCTGCTTTAAGATTAGCAGATAGAGCAAGAGGTCTATTTCAAGGTATGCTTACTAGAGGATATGTATCTGATGTTATAGAAGGCAATTCAGCATTAGCAAATGTTAAAGATTTAGAATTACAGAATGGAGAAACAGGTGGTCTTATACAGATACTTGCACCATTGTTTAGTAATCCAGAAGTAAATTTAGAAAAAGTATTTAAACTTTACGCTACATTAAAAAGAGCAGAAAGTTTTGATGCCCAAGGAAAGTTAGTAGAGACACCTGTTAAAGCAGAGGACTATGCCCTAATACAAAGAATAGAACAACAACATCCAGAAGTATTAGAAGTCTATAACAACTATCAAACTTGGAATAATAAATTAATAGATTTTGCTAAAAAGAAAGGTTTGTTAGACCCTGAACAAGCAGAACTATGGGAAACACATTCTTCATATTATCCTTTCTATAAAAATATGGTTGATGATACTGGAATACAAGGACCAAGTGTTGCAGGAGGTTCATTACCTAATAATCCATTATCTATTAAAATAGAAGGTTCAGAAAAACCTATAGATGTAGACCCAATAGAAGCTATATCAAGAAACTCATTATCTATTCTTACAGCAGCATTAAAAAATGATGGTACTCAAAAATTATTAAGAGATTTAGAATTAATAGGTGAAGCAAAAGAATTAAAAACACCACAAGAAATAAAAGCTAACAAAGCTAATAGAATGTTTGTTTTTGAAAATGGACAAAAGAAATTTTATAGAGTTAACGATATAAATTTATTTCATGGCATACAAGGAATAGGTGGAGTTAATACAGGAACAATCACTAAAATATTAGCTTTTCCAGCAGGTATCTTAAGAGATACAGTTACTCGTGACCCAGGATTTGTTGTTATTAACATACTTAGAGATACATTATCATCTGCTGTAACAAGTGGTGCACCTTATACTCCTGTTGTAGATTCAGTTAAGAATATGTTTAGAGACATGGAAAACTTAGAAAAGTTTGGTGTTCTTGGTGGGTATGACTTTTCTAATGATGAAGGTAGTGTAAAACAATTCATTACTAGAACTATGAGACAGAAAGGACTAACACCAGAAAACGGAATGTCAGCCTCTAGTGCTTTCTTTAAAGTATGGGATGGATTAGGAGCATTAACAACCAAGTCTGATGGTGCAACTAGATTAGCTGTGTACGAAGGAGTTTACAAGAAACTAAAAGAAGAAGGATATACAGAAGCACAAGCTCAATCCGAAGCTGCGTTCCAGGCACTAGAAATAATAAATTTTGGAAGGCGTGGATTAGACCCTATGTTCAAAGTCATCACTGCTGCGATACCATTTTTAAATGCAAGAGTGCAGGGTCTTGATGTTCTGTATAGAGGATTAACTGGTCAATACTCTTCTGTTGAAAAACTACAAGAAGGAGAGACGCTCCAGGATGTACAATCAAGAATATTAAGACGAGCAGCCCTGAACGCTGGCTTGCTGGTATCTTTAACAGCACTCTACTATATGATGGTAAGTGACTCAGATGAATACAAAAATCTGAAACGAGAAGTAAGAGATGATAACTGGGTCATGCCTATAGGCGATGGTCATGCAGTTAAGATACCAATTCCATTTGAAGTAGGTATGCTATTTAAAGCTATACCTGAAAGAGTCTTTGATATGACAATGGGTGAAGATGCATTTACAAGAAAGTCTGTAGATGAAGCACTTACAACTACAACAAGACAGTTACAAACATCACTAAATATACCATTTTTCCAACCAGGTGGTGGTTTACAATTACTGAAACCTATAGCAGAAGTCTATAATAATAAAAATACTTTTACTAACACAGAGATTGTTCCCTACTATCAACAGAAAAAAGAAGCTGGACTACAATCAAGAGCAACTACCAATGAGTTAGCTAAAGTTATGGGAGAGTTCTTTAACATATCTCCATCTAAGATAGAGCATGTTATGAGAGGTTATACAGGCACACTTGGTGGATATGTATTAACTGCTATTGATACTATCACTAGAGGAGCTACAGGGAGTCCTCTGCTACCTTCTAACTTCCAATTAAGTAAGATGCCAGTCTTTAACCGACTATTACTAGACTTAGATAAGTCAGGCGGATATCAGCAACAGTTCTATGAATTAAGGAATGAGGTTGACAAAGCTGTTCAGACTATCAATTCGCTTAAAAAACAACAACGCTTTGATGAACTATCAGCTTATAGAAGCAATATGCAAGGTGTTTTAAATGTTAAGGGTCAAGTCAGAGCAATAGATAGGTATCTATCTAATTGGAGAGAGCGTAGAGATAGGCTTATGAGGAACGAGAACATATCACTAACTGTTAAGTCAGATATGCTTAGAGACTTAGAACTAGAAAGAGATATGCGACTAGCTATGATTCCTGAATTGAGGAAGAAAGCTAACATTCCTGTTATCACTATGAACCTCTAACATAGCTATATCCTTTTCTTCTTTTAATGGCTTTAGTGTAAAGAAGTCTTTATGTTGTGGATGTCTAGCATGAAACAATCTAGCATAGAAACAGATGTAATCATTACTAATCTTAAACTCCCCACCTCTAGTTTCTATCTCATTATGCCAACGAATACGATTGATAATCGCCCAATGTGAATACTTCTTTCTACCACTATTGATAGCCTCCAAAGTATACTCTTCAAACTTATCCCAAACTTGTGGATTCTGTTTATGCCAATCCCACCACTTTCTTTTTCTCTTTTCTAGTTTTTCTTTCAATATGTCTTTAAGCATCTTACCTCCCAGATAACAATAGACCAGTTAATATTTATTCTCGCTGCGAGACGGCTGCGATTTCCAACACGCATCTAGGATTGTCTTTCTCAACCCCACCAAATTTATAAATGACTTCTTTGATTTGTTCAAAGCTATCATCTTCTAACACTTCTGCTTTTACCAAAGCATCGCAAGTAAACTTATCAATAATAGAACAAGGATTACTAACATCTAATCTTCTCTTGCTCTTTGCATAATATGTATAGGTCAATACAACAGGCTCTTCGTATTTAGGATGGCTTATCCTAGCAACAAGATTCTCTGCATAAATCTTTTTGGCACTTGATAGTATTCTGTAATGGGCATTACGATAATTGTTTAGATTAAGAATGAACTTCTTATTCTTTGAGTAGTAGACTTCTAATGGCAAATCAATCTTCACAAAGCCTCCAAAGATAATAGACTGGTAAATATTTCATTTCCCCGACTGCTGTGTTTTGTGTACCTGTGGTGTTGGCGGACTTATTAATTCAAACCAAAATTTATCACTCTTGATAACATCAATAACCTCTTGTCTTGTAGGCTCTTGTTCAAACTCTAATTCAATCTTAACTTTGTGCACCTAACAACTCCTCTACTAACTCTAGTAATTCTTTTTCTGTACCATATTCTTTTTCAAACCTTCTCTTCCAAGGATGTCTGCTTATAGGCTCTTCTCCTCTACCACCTCTATGATGTTCATAACATAAAGGCAAAACCTTGAAGTGTGATTCTTCTTTAGTCTTGCCTTCTGTGTGGTGGATTTCAGCAGGTACAAACCTAAATCCTTTTTTATAACAGACAATGCAACCTAGTTGACTTACTTTGTCCATATGCCTAGATTCATCTGCTGTTGGATTTCTTCCCTTTATCGCCATCTTTATCCTTTTTCTTTTTACCAAAAATTGCTTCAAAGTTTTTATCAAACTTATCTTTATCATATGGTTTATAAATAGAACCCTTTCCCCCATGCCATTTAGCCATTATCTATTTCCTTAAAATGATTATTAATAAGTTGTTTAAAAATTTCTCCTACTGTTACTCTTCTGCCAACTTCTTTAGAATAATAATTCTTTATAGCGGTAAGTTTTTTATTTGTTAAAGGGTCAATTCTAAATTGTACGCCTTGTGTATTTTCTTTTTTCTTTTCAAAAATTAATTTCATTTTCTTTTCCTAAATAATTTATCTGCTTTTCTTTTCCATGACCACTCTAAGAAATCACTGATAGCATCTTCTAATAACTCAATCAAATATTTTCTTATCATCTCCATCCCATATAAAACTTACTGTTGTCTTTCCATGACTGTCATACTGAATCTTCCATATCTTAAATGGACAAGCATTGAGCCATCTATAAAATTCTCTAGCTTTCTCATTCATCTTCTAAATACTGACATTCATCACACCATAACCAACTGTTGTTTATATGATGTTTTATATTATCTAAAAAATCGAAAACATTTCTCTTAACATCATCTTTGTCTATAAGAAAAATACTATCATCAGCAGGCAACACTTCTTTGCACTCTGTACAAATTAATCCTAATTCATTTGGCTTACTCATGCTCCATACCTCTTACGCTCTTCCCTAGCATTAACCATCTTAGTACGCCATTCTTCAAACCCTACTTCTAAGGCTCTTAGCTGTACTTTAACTGCACTCAACTGACCTTTAGCTACTGCAACTGCCAATCGTGATTGATAAACCTCTGCTTGATTTTCAGCGAATGTATCTTGGGCACTTGTCGTCTTTATGCCTTCTGATAAAGCAACTGTTTTCCATAAGGCTAACACCCTCTTAACATCTGCTTCTGACTTTAACAATTCGTATTCAGCAGTCTGCATTACAGGAGCAACATCCCTTATCTGATTCTGCCAACTCTCTATCTGTTCATCCATTACACTCTCCCTCTAAATAAGTAGAACAACCCTCTAAGTTGCTCTACTGTTAAATGCTGTAAGTGTTTTGGTATCTTTTGATAATCTATCTCTTTCATACTAAACCCCCAACTGTGATTTGTGATGTTCTTGTCGTTCATCCTCTAGCTTATGAAACAAGTAGTCCATAAGCTGAGAATGAGGAGTAGTGTTAAAACCATCATCTACTTTTTTCATTTGTTGGATAAGAGTTTTGTAGGCGACCATGAAGTCAAAAAATATATACTCGTCAATATTCTCTTCGACTTCCATTACCAAGTCCTTACCATATGTGTAAACTTTAGCCATGATTAAAATGGTAAATCATCATCATCAAAGACTGGATTGTCGTTGACATTTTCTACTGGCTTTGGCTCTTCCTTCTTCTGTGGAATATCCAATCTAGCGTACTTGTATTCTTTACCATTCTTGGAAGTTCTATTCCATAATGCCACTCGTAAATCAACACCACCATTCTCGTTAGTGTCTCCACCTCGTAGCTTCTCTACAAGTTCTTTCAGCATATCTCTTGATACAGAAACCTTACCTGTCCAATCAGGCTGTTTCTCGCTGTTTTTATAATCATTAGTGTAGATTGCTCCATCACTTTGGTTTTTATTGTCGTACATAATTACACCTCCTTAAGGTTTGATACGATTGATTTAAGTTCTCCATCCAACGCTTCCTTCTTTTCAGGAAACTTCTCTCTCAAAGTAGTTAAGTCCGCAGTATTAGACTTGTAATAAGAAGTCATACCTTCTTTAGTCTTTTGCAACTTAGCTAAATCTAAGAAACTTTTTACAAATAATTCTGCCCATTCTTCGCCTTTATCATCTTTAGGCTCTTCAACAGGTTTTTCTTTAGGCTTTGTCTTTTCCTCTACAACATTTTTTAATTCAGTTATAGGCTTCTCTTCTTTATCAGAAGATGGAACATCCTCGCCTGCATATATGTAATGACCTAATCCATACATTGCTAGGCACTTAACCAAACAACGCATCTTAGTATCATTAACTTGTCTTGAATTAGGATTCTGAATAGCATTGTTTCTATTATCCATAACACTAAGAGTCATTTCTCTTGTTAGGTTATCTATAGAAACTCTACATCTAACTTCTGCTGTGCCATCAGGAAATTTGACATAAGGTACATCATCCTCGCCTTGATAAAACAGGTAAGTAGACTGTGGATAGTGTTCTTGTAAAACACCCCACGCCCACGCCCATGATAGGTAGGATAGATTCATCTTCTTTTCTACCTTGTCTGAACAATCTATCTTAGATAAATTATCCCAAACATCTTTATAAGTAAGTTCCTTGCTAGGCATTTGCCACCTCCTTTTTTGCTTCTTTTAATTCATCTTCAAAGATATATTCAATAGCATATAAAATTGAATCCCAATTTATACCCCAGTTAGCATCATGTTTTGATACAACATAATCAAGCACTTCCAAACATTGGTCATTGTCTAGTTCTAAAGGTAAATAATTTTGTTCAATTACATTCCTAACATCTTCCGCTTCCCAAATAATGATTACAGAATTGGTTTCGTTATAACCATATCCATAATCAAGTTTTGGTTTTTCTTTACTTTCAATACTCATTTGCTTTCCTCATTTTTATATTGATTACAAAATTCAGCCACATCACAGTAATCTTTACATCTGATAGATTCGCCTTTAGCAAATACAACATTCAATAACTTACTATCTTTATGACCCTCCACAAACTCATCAGCTTCTTCTTGGGTATCAAGCAGTCTTACTGCACTTTTTCTACCTTTCTTTTCCACACGATAAGTATCTTTTCTTTTCCATCTTTCAGCATCAGTACAAAGTGGTAAATCATTATTGATTAAATACCCTATCTCTGCATCTTGATGGATTGAAACTCTTTCATTTACAAATCTTTCTTGCTCTTCATCTGACCACATATCAATTTGGATAACTGATATTGGGGATGGTGGATAGTCTCCTCCACTTCTCATGTATTGGTTTTTGTTCCAGTCCCGAGCTATCGCAATAATATTTAACCCGTCAATATTCTTTCCTGTCTCCTTGCGATACAAATAAGCATATAGGTTTAGTTGTTGTTCCCATTCTGCTTTACCTTCTGTTTGTGCAGAAACAATAGACCATACTGAAGTAACTTTGTAGTCCTTTAGTATGTTGTCGTTTATGTCAATGCTGTCTGTTTGTCCACTTATAGTCCAATCTTTCACTACAGAGTACATACGTTGCTCTGTGATAGTGTCTTTGTTATCTTCGTTGGCTCTCTCTAGGATGTTGTGAACTGATTGTCCTAGGAGTTTCCATATCTCACTTGATACATCTATAACCAAGTTATCTGAATGTTCTTTTGCCAATAATCTAATTTGCGGTGGTTGAAGTAAACCAGTAACAGATATAATTGCTTCGCCTTTTGTATAGTTATCATTATGAATTGCATTGATAATCTCTTGCGGAACATTATGTTTGTTGGTGTACTTCATACTCTCCAAATTCCTACGCCATTATCTAGCTGTCTTACAGTAAATTTAAAGTTTGGATTTCTATGTGTGAATCTTAAACAATAGTTTCTAATTATCTTTACCTCACTAGATATCTTAGACTTCGCCATAGGTATTTCTATTGTTTGTCCTTTTTTCATATCCTCTAAGGGTATGTCGTACTTTCTAGGCTTGCCTACTCCTCTTGGTATAGGTACGCCATCTTTAATTTCAAATTCCATTTATGCTCCTTTAGGTAAAAAATTAAGTTTGGTTTTAATTGACTTAACATAATTGATATCTACATTAAGCATGGTTCTAAGATGTGCCATTTGTTGTGGTGTTATTTTGTCTAACAAGATTTGTAAGAGTAATATTTCCTTTTCATCTAGCGTTGTCATTCATACCTCCAAGTATAATAAAAAAGGGCTTTGTTCATAACTCTTTATGACCCATGCCGACTGTTTAGTAGTATGCATGGGCAGAGCACTGGAATAGATTTAATAGCTTTCCACTTTTCCGCTAACCCTTTAGCTTATTGGCTATAGCTGTTTATAGTCGGCTAAACCCCACATCATAATGATGGAAAATTCAGACTCTCATCTAATCACTTTAGGGGAGTAAATTAGATGATGTTTGAGTTAAGTTTAAATGATGTCTTGATAATGTGCAAGAAAAAGATTAATATATTTGCATGAATGAAAAAGTACAAATAAAGCAAGAAATTTTAGATGGATTGGTAGTCAAACAAGCAGTAAGAGATATTGCAAGTAAAGACCCAAACACTTCAAAGCAAGCATTATTATACTTTGTTTCTAATGATTTTTCTAATCTGTGCCAACGAAATGACATCTTATCTGATGGCATTGTTAATGCAGTGAAGGAATTAAATGATTATCCAATCCTATCAAAGAAGAGATTAGCAGAAGATGTTTGTAATCTAGTTGATAACTTTTTTGGATTGGGTAGTAAGTAGATATATATAGTAAGTAGATACTTACTGTTATTTTTAATTGTATCTAGTATCTACTAGATATTAATACATTTTAAGGAGGTTTAAATGTATGTCAATAGCGAAATGAATAAAAGAGATTTTTTAAGTCATATCAACAATCAATCTCGCACTAGCGGAATGAAGCAGGGTCAACACAAAATCCCATGTCCTGAATGTCAGCATGACAGGTCAAAAAACAAACACGACAAACCATTATCTGTAAACATAGATAATGAAAAAGTTATATATCATTGTCATCATTGTGGCACAAACGGATTAATACCAAGGACAGAAGGAACAGTTATGAATGTAGTAAAGAGCGTTAAAAAAGTAGAACCAGTAGCACCAGTAAAACCAAAATCTATACCCAAAAACAATTTAGATTCAGAGTCAGCAAAATGGTTGGAGGGCAGAAAAATATCTCCAAAGGTTGCCGAAGCATCTGGTTGCGTCATCTCAGATAAAAATAATAAACCAGTCATAGGTTTCTCGTTTGAGTCTGGTGGCGAAGTTGAAGCAGTAAAGTATAGGTCAGCAAATGGTACTAAGACTTTTTGGTGGGAAGGTAATGCACAAAAGTTATGGGGTAAACAAACTGTAGACAAGTCATTACCAACAATGGAAAGTACCATAATCATTACAGAGGGAGAGATGGATGTACTTGCTATCAAGACTGCTTTTGATGGAGTAATGAATGTGAATTGCTATTCAGTTCCCAATGGTGCTCCTAATAAGATTACAGATAACAAGATAGACCCAAGTGAAGATGGAAGATTCAAGTATGTTTGGAATGATAGGGAAAAGTTTGATAATGTTGAAAGGGTAATTCTATGTACTGATACAGATGATAATGGAAACATCCTTGCAGATGAACTTGCTCGTAGATTAAACAAAGCTAGGTGTTATAGAGTAGATACTTTAGATTGTAAAGATGCCAATGATGTATTGATTAAACATGGAGCAGAAAAATTAAGGAAAGCTATAACAAGTGCAGAGCCTATTCCTTTACATGGATTAAACAGTTTAGAACACTATGAAGATGAATTCCAAAGTCTATACGAAAAGGGTATGCCAAGTGGTGTGTCAACAGGTTTTCCAAGTGTAGATAAGATATTCAGTTTATCTACAGGAAATTTAGTTGTTACTACAGGTCATGCAGGAGATGGCAAGTCAGCGTTTATTGACCAATTAATAGTTAATGTTGCTAGGAATAGTGGTTGGAAAACTTGTTTTTGTTCTTTTGAAAAGCCAGTTCAACTTCATGCGGTTCAGTTATCGCAAATCCTAGTTGGTAAACCATTCTTTGAAGGACAAAACGAAAGGATGAATCAAGAAGAAAAAGACTTTGCGGAGTCATGGATTAAAGAACATATACTATTCCAAGATTATCAAGATGGTGGTATGCCAACAATAGAAGCTATCTTAGAAAAAGGTGCAAGTGCGGTAATGAGAAAAGGGATTAGGATTTTAGTCATAGACCCATTCAACTTTATTCATACAGACCATAAAGGATTAGAGACTGATATGGTTTCTGAAATGCTTACAAAAGTTCAACTCTTTGCAAAGCAACATGATGTATTAGTTTTCTTTGTAGCACATCCAACTAAACCATTTATAAGAGATGGCAAAAAGAATGTTTGTACTGGTGTTGATGTAGCTAAATCATATGCTTGGTTCTCAAAAGCAGATACAGGTTTAACAGTTTATCGTGGAGAAGAGGGAGTTGAGATACATAATTGGAAAGCTAGGTGGGGATGGCAAGGCTCTCTAGGAAGTGTTAATATGTCCTTTAACCCAGTAAATGGAAGATATGCAGAAATCGAAGCAGTTGCAGATAACTTTGATTGGGAGTTCTAAGTCGTTGCAAGTTAATGATATTGGAAGTCCTTATCTACATCTAAGAAACTCTGTTACAATTACTAAAATTGGAAAAAGTAATGTTGGCAGAGCAGTAGTGTGCGACCAACATATAATAGATAAATCTTTCTTAGACAAAAAAATCACAGCAGAACAACATAATGTATGCAATAAATACTTAGAACTTATTGTCAAAAGTGGAACATTCGGAAAATCCACCAGCTCGGGCTTTGATGATAGAATATTTACCAGTCATAGTTCTTCTCAGCCTCCACCAAAAGCTATCGTTTTGACTAAAGCTCAAAACAAATTAGTAAAGGAGTGTGGGTATGGAAAAGAGAAGATGTTTTGGCGTATTATGGTTGATAATCCAAAGAAATTGGATAAAAGAAAAGAGTTAGCAATGCAAGATTGCTCTAATGCACTACTAACCTTTTGGTATATTAGTCAGAAGAATCCTGTTTCCTTGTTTCAGCAATCCCTGTTAAACCCCAACTCGTAGGAGTTTCTATAGTAGCTTCAACAGATTCTACTTTTTTAGGTTCAACATTTTTTTCTTCTGCCAAACTATGAATCATATGAATGATTTGTTTGTTTAAAGAACGACTCTCTTTCTTAGCTAGAGCGTGTGCTAAATCGTAGGTTTCTTCTGAACATCTAATGAATAGACTTTTCATTGTTATCTTCCTCATAAATTACTTGCGGACTATCTTGCACTTCTGCTATAGCTACTGATTCTCTACCAACTTGATAATACCTATCTTCTTCTAACTGTTTAATGGCACTTTCAATTAGCCATTCGTTAGCAGTTATCAAAGGGTCATCAAGTAATGAGATAGCAAAAGATATAGCATCTATTTCAGATTCAAATATCCAAACTAGATGAATCCATTTAGCACTAGATTTAGTTGAAAACATATTTCTAGGGTCAGGAATATCTACTTTATAAGTGTGTCTAATTACCGCATACATAAGCAGTTAGTATAATGCAAAATGCTATCAAAGTGAAATACATATTGTTCCACATGGAACACAATGGTGTCGGAGGTAATAAAAATATTTACCAGTTTATTGTTTTTTTACGGAATCTGGAGATGGATGCGTATTGATAGTTCAGGTAATGTTGGAATCGACCATTAACAAACTACCAAAAAAAAAGGGACAATCTTGCGACTATCCCTTTCCAACTTAAAAGTTTTGGAGGTGTATATAAAATGAATAGTATTTATATACCAACTATCTTAGTTCATATGATTGCAAATTGCAACACTTATTCACAATTTATCCACAGACTTATCCACACCAAAAAAACCAGTAAATATTTATTTAAAAAAGCAGGTCGGACTGCAAAATCCCCCCCCACTCACAACACCAGCAAAGATAATATACCAGTTAATATTTTTTATCTGGGCGAAGGAATGATTCGCATATCCACTTTTTTCAGACCAAAAAAAAAGGCGGACACCACCTTTTACAGTAGCATCCGCCTTAATTTTATTCTTCAGTTTCTTCTAAATGATTAATCATCATGTTAAAAGCAACTATGACTTCTTCATGTATTCGTTTATACAGTTTGGTCTTATCGTGATAATCTCCCCAAACTTCTTTTATATGTTCAGCTTCATTCTTGAAATCATTTTGAATATCTTCTGCGATATTTTTAATTCTATCTAGGTCAATATTCATTCTTGCACCTCAATCTCTATAATCTCATCATCTTTTGTAAAGGCTAAATGTTTTGGATTAGGAATGTTTAAGTTCTCCCTTTCCTTGTATAAAACATCTTGCACCTTATGATTGATTGAAACCAAAGTATTAAAGTATCTAACAAGTGCCAAATCAATATCTGATTTTTCATCTAGTTGTCTATTTATCTTTGTATAGATTTCGTTGCAAGTTCCAATGTTCACTTTTAAAGTAAACTCTAGTAGTTCTCGATTAGTCATTTTTAATTTCTCCGCTATCTACTTCCATTTGACTATCTTCGCCAAAGTCAGTGTATTTAAAAGTTGATGTAATTCCACCATCTTTTTCACAATCGCCCTCTTTTGAAATATTAGGCAAACATATCGCGTCATGAATTTCACTTTCAGTTAGCTTTTTGTCAGACACAATTTCAAAATATCTTGTATCAGTAGATTGTTCACTTACTTCGTAAACATATTCTTTTGTTTTATTCATAATAATTACCTCCAAGTAATTGAATAAGTTAATAAACTGTTTCATGCCTTTTGGCAATCATCAGTAGAAAATACACATTTTCTATACAGTTTTGCAAAAATTGACTTCGTGAGACTTCGCCTGTTGCAAAGTTAAGAGTAGGTTAAGGGCATAAGATACCCAAAAAAACCCACTCTTAAATCGCATCAGAAAAAAACGAATCTACCAGTTTCTCGTACCTGCGTACAAAAAATATTTACTGGTCAATCTTCTTTGCGATAGATTATCTCGCTTTCATTTCTATCACTAAGATAAGCAATAGCATCTGATTTATTGATAGTCTTTTCAAAGATATTAGTTTCATGCCTATTTGTAACATTTGATTCATCACCCATGTTTCCATTCATTACCCACCTGTTAGCAAACCATTCCGCTTTTTCTTTATCCAAAGTCCATGAATAACCCTTATCATCAATACCACCTCGATAAATCGTTATGGTATTTGGCAACTCATTAAAGAACTTAGTATCTTCTTCATCCATCATTAAATGTGAATCAGAAAATTCCAAGAACAAAAGTTGTTCCCATGCTAAATGATTTTCATAGACATTTTCAGTATCAGTCCAAACATTAGCTATCACTTCCCAATATTCTTTTTTGTTTGGCTTCCACCAATCCTCCAAAGCATCAAGAATAGATTGAACTCGATAGGCTCGTTCATGCAACCAAAGATAAGAACTGATATCTTTATCCTTGATAGCTTCAGCAACCTTTTCTTTTTTGAAGTCATAAACTTTATTAGCTTGGCTTATAACCATTTCATGGTTAGACCAAATACCAATAAAATACTTATGATGAATCATTTCAATCCCACCCTCGCTAACAGTCGCAATACTGTTAGCAAGTTCATTGTTTAATTTACTCATTTTCTACACCTCCAAGTGTAATTTTCTGTTTCGCATATCCCTAAATTAGGATGGCTCATCAGTTTGGTTAATTCCAAATACAGAAAAACAGAGGGTGGAAAAAAATATTTACTGGTCAAATATCTTTTCCCACCATTCCATTGCTAAAGATTTTCCATGTTGATATGTACTGTTTCGCCAAATGGATATTTATAATATTCTCGCATATAACTTTCGTTTGTACTTAACGCCCATATAACTGGAACGCTAGGCTCAACTTCAGCATCAACGCTACAATATCCATCAGTGAAATATACAAAAGCAATAACATCTTCAGTATCTTCAGTTTCATCGTTGAACAAATTAAAGGGTGGTTCGAACCTAGTTCCTCCTCCACCTCTTAAATTGAACTCCAACTCTTCATTATCCAAATCAAATTCATCCCACCATTCTCCAGTTGTAGGATTCTTTGCAATTGATGTATCACAATAAGTTACTCTAACTTTATTGATACCGCACTCTTCACATAAGTTTTGAGTTTCAGTAGCAAATATATTGAGTTCTTGTTGAGATACACTCGCGGAAGTATCTATTGCAACTACAATTTCTCCGCCTTGCGGTTCGTTGTCATTGCTAGGTAAATTGACACCCCTCCAAGAATGTCTTTTATTTAGTCTGCTCCACGTTGGATTATTGCTCTTAGCGGAATTTAATAAATCTCGCATTACATCAACCCAATCAACATATGTCTCATTGAGTTTTTGCACCGCACCATTCATTGTAGAAGTACCACCTTCAGAACATCCCTCTAACTTATCTGCCATCAAGATTGCTCGTTGTATGTTTTCTTTTACTTCCGCCATAGCACTATCAGATAATGGATTACCCTCTTCATCAGTTGGCATCCAAACTTCACCCATTGATGGTTTCATATCTGCTAGTTCATCCAATAAGGATTTACCGCTTCCATTTCCATCTTGGCTTTCATCTTCGTTGCCATCATCAGAATCAGAGTTACCATCATCATTTTGGGAATCGCCTTCGCCACCTTCAGATTCATCAGAATCTTCAGACTTAGATTTCATTTCTTCAATGGCATCTTCTAAGGCTTCATCATCATTCATTAAAGTTCTATAGACTGCTTCAGAACTCATGCCTTGATATCTTCTATCAAGCAATCCATCTTTAGGCAGTTCCATATTCAAGTCATACTTAATCCATGCATTGATAACATAGTCAGTTGCTACATTCCAAACCTCGTGATTTCGTTTAGCTTTTCTTAATGGATGCTCCCATATTACATGGCTAGCTTCGTGGACTAATACCGCTTGAATTTCATCATCAGTTAATGTCTTAACAAATTCATCATTCCAGTAGATATTGACTCCATCAGTAGCCATCGTTTCACATCTATCGCTAGCTTCAATCAATTCAAGACTAAGAAGCATACTTGCCATTCCTATATTGCCTTTCATCAATTTCGCTCTAGCTTTTATTATTCTATTTTCACTATTCATAATACCTCCAAGTATTAATTTTATTGATACCTAAAAAATATTTAACTGGTAAATATTCTCTAGGTTTCTGCTTATCTCAAAGCTTCATCAGTCAATTTATTTCTTAAACATATTGTCTAAGAAACCTCCCTTTAATTCATCAATGGAATCTTCTAAATCATCCGCAACTTGCTTTCGCTTGTTTGCACCATAACTTGATTCATCCCTTAGTGAATCTACATCATTAATTGAAGCAAATACGCCTACCAACTTTTGATGTGCATCAGCAATCATTTTGTCATCGCCTAAAATGTCTGCATTGATACTAGGTAATGTATCTAAGAACCCTCGCAATTTATCAAAGCTTGAGTTCTTAAAGAACCCTCCCTTTTGTTTGTCGTTAGGGTCATAGGATTTTAGCTTGTCCGCTAAATGTCCTACTGATTCAAGTAAAGCTTCTACAGTAGTTCTAGCAATCGTTTCAACATTTTTATTTGCTCGTTTAAGAGCATCGTTTTCAATTTTTGCTTTCAGCTTTTCTGATACATTTAATCTGATATCCTTGGTATCGAATCTAGGAACAGTACCCAATTCAAAATCGAATCTGAATTTAGTTTCTATTTCCTCAACGCTAGGATAATCAGATAATTTAAAGGCATTACCAAGTTTCACTTTATTGGCTTCAATCAAGTTGTCATAGTTATCAATAAACTGTTTAACCTCTTTTTCAAAATCCATCTTAGCTTGGTCAACCCTATTCATCAGCGTATCTAGTTCGCGGTTAGGACATAGTCTCCAACCACTTAGAACCTTCCCTTCAAAATCACTTGTATTGTCATCCCAAGGGACAGTTAAAGGGTAGTACACATCGTTTCTAAATTTGTTGATAATTCTACGAAAATACTTATTCGTATCTTTACCAAAAATGTATTTAGCAACGTGTAATGATTCGCTCATTGCTTCTTGGTCTATCGCTAAACCTTCCTTCAAATACTTGTCTGATTTTACTCCGCTAGGGTGCTTCGTATTAAGGCGAACTAAAGTCGCATTTTCAGATAAAGTATTTACATTATTTTCTTTTTTCATATTACCTCCAAGTAATAAAGTTTGCTGTTTCATCATTTTTGAATCATCAGTCAGAATTACATTCTGATACAGCTAGCGGAAAAGGAATATTTACCAGTCAATAATAAATATTTCCTCTCCCGCCAATCAATCAATTAAATCTCAATATCTTGATTTTCTACCTTGAACTTTGAGTATGAACTGGAATCTTTTAATTCAGTTCTCAAAGTCGTTAGTTTTCTAACAAAGAATATTGAAAATTCAACAGTCGATAGTTGCTTCACATAGGCTAATGCATTGTCGAACCAGTCGTATACATCGCTATCTTTTGCTTTACCAATTACATCAACTAATGCAATCGTTGTGGCATAAGATAATCCAGCACTATCAACAAGTTCTACATCCTTACCCTTACATATATCAGCAAGGTTAGGCACGTTGTTTTTCAATGAAATAAAGTTCATCAATTCAATGCTAGCATTTTGCCCAACATCGCCTTCAAATAATTTTTGCATTATTTGTTTAGGCGGATTGGTTTTCAATGTATCGCTTAACCTTGTCCAACTTCTTGGACTTGGCTGAGGGTCATTGCATTTAGGGTCGAACTCCCAAAGTAGTTGTGGCATATATCCAATTAATCCTTGGACATCCATATGAACATCATTCTTATCAGCCCATGCTAACCAGTCCTCAACATCGTGAGTAAACTGAATTGCAGTCGTTCTATCTTGGCAATGCCTAAGAATTTTATTCGCACCACTTCTATCAGTATGCCTATTGCCTGCTAGTACAATTTTCCATCCATTTGGGAAAACATAATCGCCAATTCTACGCTCTTCGTTTTGCCCTTTTGGGTCTAATAATTGTCCTATCGTTGCTTGCACGCTTGAATGTGCTTGAGCAAATTCATCTAAGAAAAATACCCCTTCGCCACCTCTAGGTAAATTCCCTAGAAACGCCTTCTTTTGAGTACCATCTTCAATGTAAGGCAATCCGCCTAAGTCGATAGATTCAACTAACCCCAATCTAAAAGAAATGAATCCAAATTCATTATCTTTAGGATTGACTGAATCAGTCAAAGTCCTATCTTCCGCTAGTTCCTCCGCAATCTCTTTAACAATTGCGGATTTACCTACGCCAGTTCCACCAATTAAGAATGGAATATTATTCCCTTTCAGAACTGATAGACATGACATTTTCGCTTCGCTTGGTTTAAACATAATTAATACCTCCAAGTATTTATAAGTTTCTTGAACCCCATAATTAGGATTCTCTTCAGTGTGTTAATTCACAGACTATTGGAGTAGTCGCAACTGGAAGTTATCGTTTCCGCATCCATGCTTTTGTTTCAGATTATATCGAATCCTTTCAGCACTTCTAATGGTACGTGTTTTGTTTTGAAGCTTCTCTCTATCTTCGAGGGTAATTCTCAAGACCCTCAATCAAGTTCGTATCTACGTTGGGAACTCTACTTGATAGTTGCTTAAATTTGTCTAATAAAAAATCTCCATATTCGTTGTTTGTTGAGAACATCTTAATTCATGTAAACATCAAAGTAAACATTTACCAGTACATGATATTTGATAGCAGTATGTGAGCATTACAAAATCAATCCAGTTCGTTTAATATTTATCATATGAGCAATACAAAAAAACCAAGTCTAAGTGTAGTTAAAAAAGAACTAGAACTAACCATCAAGCAACGCCAGTTTGTGGATGAAATTATCAAGGGCAAGTTGGGTAGTTATAAAGAAGCATATGCAAAGGTCTATGATGTTACTTTAACCAAGCAAGGGAAGATACCTAAATGGGTAGAGGTGGAAGCAAGCAAGCTTGTAGCGAACCCTAAGATTGCACAAAGCATACATAAGGCTATTGAACGTAAAGAGCAGTCAGCAGTTGCTAGTAGCCTTAGAACAAGAAACTATGTCATAGACCAGTTATATAGAGAGTCCAAGGAATCAGACTCAGATTCAGCTAGGATTAGAGCCTTGGAACTACTAGGCAAGTCAGTTAGTTTGTTTAGTGATGTAGTAGAGACCAAGGAAGCAAGGACAAGTGATGAAGTTGAGAGAGATATTGAAGAGCGTATCGAAGCATTACTAAGCAACCAATAGACAACCAACAACCAACTATCTAATAGGTCAACACATAGGCTGTGTGTGTGCTGTATGTGGTGCGATATGTCCATGCACTATATATAGGGGTAGACACAAGATGTTGTGTTACCAGATGATCGTTGAACCACTACATATTGTGTTTGGATTCCGCCACTATTAATAGACCCCCTCCCCCCTTTTGTGTGTGCGGGACTCCTACTATCTTATATACATAGTGATATGCACAGGATATTACTCATTTTCATAGACCCCCCCTATATATTGCATTTTGATAGCGTTTTGTATAGATATCATATATAATTTGTTCCAGGAAAGACCCAAGGGACCCTAGACCCCCAATATTATTTTGTAAAAATGGTTGTTTTTCCTGTGAAGATGTGCAATTATGTTAAAATCTAGCGTGATTTACATCTAGTAGGTACCTACTTGTAGAGTATTTACTTATTAAGTGCCACTTAGTGGTAGGAACTTAGTAAGTTTTTATTTTTAGGAAGTACATACTTACTATCTAGTATAGGAGATGTATGAGTAACCAAATATTAAGCCAAGTACAAAACCTTTCTTTGGATGAGAAGAGAGAGTTTCTAAGTTTATTAGATGAATTAGAAGAAGCTAAAGCCAGAGAGAAGTGTTCTACAGATTATATGGCGTTTGTTAAAGAAGTTTGGAGTGCTTTTATCCATGGTCCCCACCATCAAGTTATGGCGGATGCCTTTGAAAGGGTAGCCAATGGTGATTTAAAGCGTCTCATCATCAATATGCCACCTAGACATACCAAATCCGAGTTTGCGTCTTACCTATTACCTGCATGGTTTCTGGGAAGCAGACCTGAAAAGAAGATAATACAGACAGCACATACCGCAGAATTAGCGGTAGGTTTTGGTAGGAAGGTTAGAAACCTTGTAGGAAGTAAAGATTATAAGAAAATATTCCCGAATGTTAGTTTGCAGTCGGATTCCAAAGCTGCGGGTCGTTGGAACACGAACAAAGGCGGTGAATATTTTGCTATCGGTGTAGGTGGTGCAGTTACTGGTAAAGGTGCTGACTTACTTATCATTGATGACCCGCACTCTGAACAAGAAGGTGCAAGTTCAGACATAAATGTTTTTAATCGTACCTATGAATGGTATACATCTGGTCCAAGACAGCGTTTACAGCCTAATGGTGCAATCGTTGTAGTGATGACAAGATGGCATAATAAAGATTTAACTGGTCAAGTTGTGGATGCTAGTGTCAAACGTGGCGGAGCCGACCAATGGGAAGTTATAGAACTGCCTGCAATCTTACCTTCTGGTAAGCCTTTGTGGGATGCTTTCTGGAAGTTAGAAGAGTTGGAAGCTTTGAAGGCTGAATTGCCTAGTTCAAAGTGGATGGCTCAGTATCAACAAGACCCTACTTCTGAAGAGGGTGCTTTAGTTAAAAGAGAATGGTGGCAAGTATGGGATGGAAGAAATCCTCCTGACTGTGAGTTCATTATTCAATCATGGGACACAGCCTTTTTAAAAACCCAAAGAGCTGACTTTTCAGCTTGTACTACATGGGGAGTTTTCTACAAAGAAAATGATGATGGTTTTGTGGCACCCAATCTTATACTCTTAGATGCCTATAAGGAGCGTCTAGAGTTCCCAGATTTAAAGAAAATGGCTTTTGAGAAGTATAACGCCTATAAACCAGATGCGTTCATTGTAGAGGCTAAAGCAGCAGGCTTGCCTTTAATCTTTGAACTTAGACAAACAGGCATACCAGTACAGGAATATACACCGAGTCGTGGTAATGATAAAATATCTAGGGTAAATGCTGTATCTGATTTGTTTGCTTCAGGCGTTGTTTGGGCACCAGAAACAAGATGGGCAGAAGAAGTTGTAGAAGAGTTTGCTGGTTTCCCTAACATGGAACATGACGATTTAGTTGATAGCAGTACGCAAGCTCTGTTAAGATTTAGACAAGGCGGTTTTGTTCCTCTAGATTCTGATGAAGAAGATGAGCCAATAGAACACAATCGTAAAGCAGATTATTACTAGGAGATTACATTGGCTATAGATAAACAATACGAACCTGCTACGCCAATAGATGGCTTAGTAGAGATGGAGCCAGAAGAAGGCTTAGATATTGAAATACAAAATGCATTAACAACAGAAACCGATGATGGTGGAATGATTGTTGACTTTGACCCTAGTGCAAACGAAATGCAAGCAGAAAGTTTTGATTCAAACCTTGTAGAGTATTTAGATGATGATGAACTTAATTCTATAGGTAATGAATTATTAAATGCTTTTAATTCAGATAGAGATTCAAGAGCTGATTGGGAAGAAACTTATACTAAAGGTTTAGACCAGTTAGGATTAAAGATTGAAGATAGAACAACACCTTGGGCAGGAGCTTGTGGTGTATTCCATCCAATGCTTAGTGAAGCAGTTATTAAATTTCAATCGCAGGCAATATCAGAAATATTTCCAGCAGCAGGTCCAGTAAGAACAAAGATAGTAGGACCAATAGATTCAACAAAAGAAAAACAAAGTCAAAGAGTTCAAGATTATCTTAACTACTTGCTTACATATGAAATGACTGAATATCGTACTGAAACAGAAAAAATGCTGTTTTCATTACCATTAGCAGGTTCAGCATTTAGAAAGATTTACTTTGACCCAACACTAAACAGACCTAGTGGTATCTTTGTACCAGCAGAAGATGTTGTAGTTAATTATGGTGCAAGTGATTTAGAAACTTGTGAAAGAGCTACTCATGTAATGAAGAAGTCTACTAATGACATCAGAAAGATGCAGGTTAGTGGATTCTACAGAGATATAGAATTACCAGATGCAACACCAACATCATCAGATATTACTAAGAAATATAATGAGATGACTGGTGAATCAGAGAGTTATAGCTACGATACACGACATACTATATTAGAAATGCAAGTAGACTTAGACCTTAAAGGGTTTGAAGATAAAGATGAAAATGGTGAAGATACAGGTATCGCATTACCTTATGTAGTAACAATAGATAATCCTTCAGGCATTATTCTTAGTATCAGAAGAAACTATTACGAAGATGACAAGGCTAAGTTAAGAAGGATGCATTTTGTTCATTATCAATATTTACCAGGATTAGGCTTTTATGGCTTTGGTTTGATACATATGATTGGTGGATTAGCTAAATCAGCTACATCTATACTAAGGCAATTAGTAGATGCAGGTACTTTAAGCAATCTGCCAGGTGGTTTAAAAGCTAGAGGTTTGCGTATTAAAGGCGATGATAGTCCTATAATGCCAGGTGAGTTTAGAGATGTAGATGTACCAGGTGGTGCTATTAGAGACAATATTACATTCTTACCTTATAAAGAACCTTCACCTACATTATTTTCTTTACTACAAAACATAGTAGAAGAAGGCAAGAAGTTTGCAAGCATAGCTGAAATGAAAACATCTGACATGAATAGTCAGGCACCTGTTGGAACAACTCTAGCATTACTAGAAAGAAACATGAAAGTAATGAGTGCTGTTCAAGCAAGACTTCATGCTGCAATGAAAAGAGAGTTTGAAATACTTGTAAATGTAATTAAGGACTTCACAGAGCCTAATTATCCTTACGAAGTAGAAGAAGGTCAGCAGATTAAAGTACAAGACTTTGACAATAGAGTAGATGTACTTCCAGTATCTGACCCAAATGCAGCAACTATGGCTCAAAGAATTATGCAATATCAAGCTGCAATGCAATTAGCACAACAAGCACCTCAGTTATATGACTTAGCACAGTTACATAGACAAATGCTTGAAGTATTAGGCATTAAAGATGTAGATACTATTGTACCTCCACAAGAAGATGTGCCAGCAGTTGACCCAGTTACAGCAGTACAAAATATTATTACTGGTAAGCCAGTACAAGCATATGAGTTCCAAGACCATGAAGCTCATATACAAACACTTGCTTCTGCACAGCAAGACCCAAATATACAAGCAAAAGTACAACAGAGTCCAAATGCTCAAGTTATACAAAGTGCTGGTTCAGATTATATTATGCAACATCTTGCATTACAGTTTAGAGACCAAGTTGAAAGAGAAATGGGTATAGAGTTACCTCCAGTAGGAGAACCTCTACCAGCAGATGTAGAAAAACGTATTTCTACATTGGTTGCTGAAGCAGCTAAACGAGTAGCTTCTACTAATGCTGCACAAGCAGAGCAAGCTAGAATACAAGAACAAGCACAAGACCCAATCATACTAGCTAAACAAAAAGAACTAGAGATTAAAGAAAAACAAGTAGCTAATAAACAACAGATAGATGAATCTAAAATAATGATTGATGCTGCTAGACTAAAAACTAACAAAGAATTAGAAGAAGCTAGAATAAAAGCACAACAAGAAGCTACTGGTCTAAATGTAGGACAGCGTATTGCTAGCGATTTGCTAAGTAAAGAAGCAGATAAAGAAAAACAATCTACACAAGATTATAAATTAGGACTTGACATTGCTAAAGATTTAGTCAAAGATATCAATCTGAATGAGTAATGATATCAATGAGCAATCACTTTCTAGATTTTTAACTAAAAAGTTAAGAACTATAATGAATGAATGTTCTGACCATATCTCAACAGGAAGTTGTAAAGACTTCGCTGAATATAAGAAAATGACAGGAATAATCGAGGGTTTAGCCCTTGCAGAGCGTGAAGTTCTTGATTGGAAAGAACAACACCTTAAAGAATAGGAACTCGACACCTAAAAGTCGTGCAAAATATATGACTGAAAAAAAAGTAAATATACCAAAACCAGATAGTGTTAAAAAGCCAGAGGTTAGTGACGAAGTTAAAAGTCAGTTACCTCAACCTAAAGGCTGGAAAATACTTGTTGCAATGCCACAAGCTCAAGAAAAGACAGATGGCGGAATCATTAAAGCTACACAAACAGTTGTTGATGAAGAAACTTCAAATATATGTGGTTTCGTTCTAAAACTAGGAACTGAAGCTTATGGTGATGAAAAAAGGTTCCCAACAGGACCTTGGTGCAAAGAAGGTGATTGGGTAATATTTAGAGCTTATTCAGGCACTCGCATGAAAATGTATGGTAAAGAGTTTCGTTTAATTAACGATGATACTGTGGAAGCAGTAGTCGATGACCCAACAGGAGTAGTAAGAGCATGAGTGAGAGCATTGAACAAGTAATTGATACAAACGCACAACCAGTTTCAGAACAATCTTCAGAAGATAAATTCTTTGGTGTAGCAAGTGAAATAAATACAGCACCAGTAAGTGAAGTAGAAGTTGAAGTTATTGATGAAAGACCTCCTGAAGATATAAGACCAGCAAAAGTAGAAACAAATGAAGCACCTGTTGATGATGAAACAGTTGATAAAGAAATTGCAGACTACAGTAAAAGAGCTGGCGACAGAATAAGCAAAATTAAATATGAATACCATGAAGAGCGTAGAGCTAAAGAACAGGCTCTGAGAGAGTCTCAGGAAGCTACAAAGGTATTAAAGAATTTAATGTCAGAGAATGAAAGACTACAAAGTGTAGTTACTCAAGGCGGAGATGTTTTAAACCAACAAGCACTTAATAATGCACAATGGGCAAAATATAACGCACAACAAAAATTTAAAAAAGCATATGAAGAAGGTGATGCTGATGTAATGGCTGGTGCTCAAGCAGAATTAGCACAAGCAACTTTAGCTGAACAACAAGCTGGCACTTATGCACAACAGATGCAACAACAAATAGCATCACAATATGCAGAGCCAGCACAAGAACAACCTCAGATTCAAAAACAATCTGACCCAGACATGGATAATTGGTCAAACAAAAATCCTTGGTTTATGAGTACAGTACCAGAACACCAAGAAATGACCTCTTATGCTTTAACTATTGATAAGAGACTTCGTAATCAAGGTATATTACCTGAAAAAGATTCTCAACAATATTATGCAGAAGTAGATAAACATATGCATAATGAATATCCAAATTTTTTCGGTGTCCAAAATGTAGCTTCTAGTGAAACAGAAGTAGTTGAAGATACCCCAAAACGACAGGTAATGAATCCTGTTGCACCCGCCACGAGGAATAGCGGTAAACCACCTCGCAAAATTCATCTGACTCAGAGCCAAGTCGCCCTCGCAAAGCGTCTTAATATAACTCCAGAGCAGTATGCAAACCAACTATTAAAGGAGTCTTAATATGTCTGATAAAGATAATAAAGAACTTAATACTGCTAGCGAAGAGCAAGCACAAGAGCGTACCCCTAGGGAAATAGAAAGCCGAGAGGCTAGCCAGCGTATACAAAGCTGGGAAAACCCATCGAACTTACCTAATCCGACACCTCAAAAAGGATGGATATTTAGGTATATTAGAACAAGCCTTTTAGGTCAATCTGATAATCCTAATGTGTCTAGAAAATTTAGAGAAGGATGGCAACCCTGTAGATTAGAGGACCATCCAGAACTACAAATTCATATGATGGACCATAATTCAGAGTGGTCAGTTAAAGGTAATGTTGAAATTGGTGGGCAACTGTTATGTAAGATGCCAGAAGAAAAAGCGAAAGCTAGAGATGAATACTTTAATAAGTTAGCAGAATCTCAACTGGAATCGGTAGATAACACATATTTTAAAGACCAAGATTCTAGAATGGCTACCAAACAAGTTTTTGAAAGAAAATCACGAACAACATTTGGTAAAGATTCATAGTTTCTTATTTTATAATTATTTAATAAGGAGACAATTATGTCATCAAGTGCAACTCCTATGGGAGCAAGACCTTGCGGAACTGTTGTTGGAAGCCCTTATCAAGGTAAAGTTACACATTACAAAATTAAAAATGCATATGGTACATCCATATTCTTTGGTGATTTCGTAAAGTGGGGTGACGATAACCCTAATACCACTATCCAAAAAGATACTGGTACTGCAACTTTAACACCTATTGGTGTTTTCCTTGGATGTGCTTACACTGACCCTTCTACAGGGCAATTCACACCAAATCAATATTTCCCAGCATCAACTGCTGCGGATGATATTGTTGCGTATGTTGCTACTGACCCTTTCGTATTAATGCAAATGCAATCAGACGAATCTCTTGGACAAGACGACCTTGGCAAGAACTGTGCTGTTGTGCAAACTGCAGGAAGTACAGCAATAGGTACAAGTAAAAACGCAGTCGATGGTAGTACAGCAAATACCACCAACACACTACCACTTAAAGTCGTTGACTTTGTAGATGGACCAGATAGTGAAGTTGGTGATAGTTATACTGATGTACTAGTAATGTTTAATGTTGGACACCAGTTGTTAAATACAACAGGTATAGGTTAAGGAGTAAATTATGGCAGCTATTTCAAGAGCTAACGAGTTAAAACAACTCTTACCTGGTCTTAACGCATTATTCGGTGAAGAATATAATCGTTATGAAAACGAGCACGAAGAAATCTATGTAACTGAAAATTCTGAAAGAAGTTTCGAAGAAGAATTGAAGTTATCTGGTTTTGGAGCAGCTCCAGTCAAAGATGAAGGTTCAGCTATCAATTATGATACTGCACAAGAATCTTTTGTCGCTAGATATACGCATGAAACTATTGGTTTAGGATTCAGCATTACAGAAGAAGCTATGGAGGATAACCTCTATGTATCTGTATCAGCTAGATATACTAAAGCATTAGCTCGTGCAATGTCATATACAAAACAAGTTAAAGCAGCTTATCCATTAAACAATGGATTCTCAACTGCCTTTTCTTCAGGTGATGGTGTTGCTTTATTCAGCACAGCTCACCCACTTGTAAATGGTGGCACCAATAGTAATAGACCATCAACAGGAGCAGATTTAAATGAAACATCTTTAGAAGATGCAATCATCCAAATCGGCAAATGGACTGATGAAAGAGGTCTAAAAATTGCAGCAAAAGCTAGGAAGCTTATTATTCCTTCTGACTTGCAGTTTGTAGCAACTAGATTGTTACAAAGTGACTACAGAGTAGGAACTGCTGACAATGACATAAATGCAGTGAAAACTAATGGAGTGATTCCAGAAGGTTATTCAGTTAATCATTATTTAACTGATACTAATGCTTTCTTTATCACTACTGATGTTCCAGATGGAATGAAGCATTTTGTTAGAGCTCCTATGACTACTACTATGGATGGAGACTTCGATACTGGTAATGTTAGATATAAAGCGAGAGAAAGATATTCTTTCGGTGTATCTGACCCACTAGGTATCTTTGGTTCGCCAGGTAGTTCGTAAGAACTGTAAAGGGGAGCATACGCTCCCCTTTTTTTTGTGTTATATTATTAAATCTAGGATTATTAACTTGTTCTACAGACTGACCTAGCAGACAAGCCAAGACGGTAGAACTTATTTCCCAGGAGGAAATTATGGCAAAGACGACATTTTCAGGTCCAATACAATCTTTAGCAGGATTCATTTCAGCAGGTAACGCTAACGTAGTTAGTTTAACTGCAGATACTTCACTAACAGTAGCGGCTCATGCAGGTAAAATATTAACCTGTAATGATGCTGATGGTAAATTTACTTTACCAAGCATAGTAGCAACAGCTCCAGGTGAAGATAGCGACCCAAATCAAACAAACAATTTAGGAGCTACTTTTACTTTTGTAGTAGAAACAGCAGCTACCGATATGGATATTCTTACAGATGGTACAGATAAATTCGTAGGCGGTTTATATACTGGTGTTACTAATGCAACAGGTAAAACTTTTATTTCTGGTGCATCTAATGATGTCATTACATTAAATGGCTCAACTAAAGGTGGATTAGCAGGTAGTATTATTAAAGTAACTGCAGTAGGTAGTGCTAAATACGCAGTAGAAGGAATCATTTTAGGTTCAGGCACTTTAGTAACTCCATTTGCAGACGCTTAATAGGAGTAACTTATGGCTGATGCAGTAACAACACAAACCATAATTGATGGTGAAAGAAATTGTGTTATGAAGTTTACAAATGTCAGCGATGGCACAGGAGAATCCGCAGTAGCCAAGGTAGATGTATCTGCTTTGGCTTCTAATGCAGCAGGTGTAGCCTGTTCAGAAGTTAGAGTATTGCGTATTAGTCATGCTGTTGTAGGTATGTCTGTTCAATTATTTTTAGATGCTACTACTAATGTTTTATTAGCAGAGCTAGCTGAAAGTAGTAACGGACATATGGATTTTAAAGACTTTGGTGGACTTCCAAATAATGCAGGTAGTGGTAAAACAGGAGACATATTATTTACTACTAAAGGACACTCTTCGGGAGATACTTACTCTATTACTTTAGAGATGACAAAAGTATATTCTGACTAATAGGAATTAATTATGGCAAAAAAATATGTAATATCAGAAACTGGTGAATTTCCATCACAATATAAAGTTTTACATCTTAATGAAGATGGTATCTATAGACCTATATTTGGTCCAGACCCAGATTTAGAAGATGCAGAACGTAAATGTGCTGAGATGAATGGTGAGAGAGCAAGAAATGACAAAGGTCAACTTGTAGCTGATGACCCATCTACTCCAGATGTTAATGAAGCTTATGTTGGTGGTAAAAAACCAGTTAAGAAAAAAACAACTAAAAAAACTACAGCTAAGAAAAAAACTGTAGCTAAAAAATAAAGGTACTTATTATGAAAAAATCTAAATATATGTCTAATGGCGGTAAAACTGGCATAGTAGAAGTTGGTAAAGCTTCTAAAGTCGAACAACACAAAGATTATGTAAAAAGAATGTTTGGTGGCGGTATGACTAGCAATGAACCAGCTATGAAAAAGAAAAGGTCTAAAGGTATGGCTAGAGGCGGAAAGTCCTAGTTAAATACATATGCCAATAAGAAAACAGGCTTCAATGCCTGCTAGAAATAAGAAGAACTTTCGTTCTACTAAATCTGGTGCTGGTATGACTAAAGCTGGGGTTAAAGCTTATAGAAGATTAAACCCTGGCTCTAAGTTAAAAACAGCAGTTACAGGTAAAGTTAAGAAAGGCAGTAAAGCTGCTAAACGCAGAAAATCTTATTGTGCAAGGTCTTTAGGTCAACTTAAAAGAAGTTCAGCCAAAACCAGAAACGACCCTAATTCAAGAATTAGACAGGCTCGTAGAAGGTGGAAGTGTTAATTAGGAATAAATAATGGCAACAAGTGGAACAACAGCATTTACATTAGACTTAGCCGATATCATGGAAGAAGCCTATGATTTATGCGGTAGTGAGTTACGTTCTGGTTATGACTATAAAGGAGCTAAAAGAGCTCT